TTTTGATGGTGGTCAGCGCAGACACTTTGCCGTTCAAACCAGAAACGGCGGTGCTCGCGGTTTCTGCTTTTGCGGTGGCGTTGTTGGCGGTAGCCGAGATGGTCTCGATGCGCTGCGCCGTGGCTTCTTTATCTGTTGCAACCGCAGATTCCAGTGTTGAGAGATTCGCGGCATTTTTCCCTACCGCAGCATCAATGGACGTGAAGCGCGTTGCTGACGCAAGCTTCTCCTCCGCTATTACCTTCTCATTTGTCACGATGCTGGCCGTGTTGTGATATGCCTTCAGCGCCTCGCTCATTGCGCCAGTGCCGTCATCCTCTCGCCACACCGCTTGCAGGGCCTGCATCGTTGACGCCTGCGCGGAAACCTTGCCATCGATGGTTTGAATCAGCGTCGTGTGCTGCTGGATCTGTAAGGCCATCGCATTGGTGGTTTCGGCAATGGTGCCCATGTCGTACCAGAACTCAGCATTCGGCGGCGTTGTGCCGGCCGGCACAGCCTTGATGGCTGAAAATAGCCGGCCATCCAACCGCACTATTTCGCCTTTTCCGTATGGCTTCGCCGGGTCATAGACCATGGCATCGGTGATTTCGCCGATCAGGTTTTCAAGCTCTTGCTTGGCTTGCTCAAGCCGCTCATTGACCGAACCTTCGCCATCGCCAGAGATTTTCCCAATCTCTTTGAAAAGCTGCTCTCCCAAGGCTGACTCTTGGATTTTCCCGAGGAAATACTGCTCGTACTCAGACTGGTCGATGCTCACCTGCCCGTTGACACCATTTACTGCTGGGTACCATGGCCCTACGTTGCCAATGCGATCGACCAGCCTCCCCCAGAAAAACAGACTGGTGCCCGGCACAACGTTCTGCATTTCGTGGTTCGATTGGGGATAGGCGAAATCCGCCAACTTCACAGCAGTAGCCAGATCGTTGATCTTGTTGTTCCAGATCTCCGTGCGCTGGGTGTCTTCCGCACCAGGTGGAAACCCCCATTCCAGACCAATGCCGTAAACCTTGCTGATCGTTTTCAGATACGCCAGTGCGGGCGGCAGCCCCTGCTTCCCGCTGAGGTTCGTCAGGATCGAGTTGCGCCATGGCGAAGTGATGTCGAACGCGCTCACCGCACGCACCCGCGCCACGTAGGCACCGGCATAGATACCGACCACGTCTGCGTTGGTCATACCTGTGCGCTGTAGTTTGATCCAGTTACCGCTGTCTTTGCGCCATTCCACGTCATAGCCAACCGCGCCGTCCACGGCGGGCCAGCTTATGGTCATGGTGGCCACGGCCAGACCCTGCACGATCGACGACGTCGACGACAGTGTCACGCTCGCCGGCGCTGGAACAACGGTGATCGGGATGACGCTGATCGGCCGCTCTTCCAAGCGGGCGCCGGTATCGATATAGGCGAACTTGCTCGGTTCAAATTGCAACGCACTGATTTCGTAGTCGCCTTCAATCGTGCGTTTGGTGCGCAGCACGCGGTACAGCGGGATTGCCAAATCATCGGCGTCGAGCGCCCATTGCAGTTGCGCAACCGGTGGTTCGCTGTAGGCAACTGTGACGGTCACGGCGCGGCCGTTGACGCTCTGCACTGTCCGACCTTCGGCGCGGCCACCCGGCAGGTTGATGATCAGCCGGTCGCCGGCCTTGGCCTGGGTATCGCGATCAAGTGTGATCACCCGCCCCGCCACTGCCGAGATCCGGCCGCCGACTTCACGACCAGCGAGCAGCGAATCGGCAACCGGGATGACATGGCCAGGCAGCGGAATCACACCTTCCATACCGGTCTTAAACGACACGGTGCGGTCTTGGTTGTTGCTCAAGATCGCCCACTTGCCACGGCGCTGGGCCTCAGATGCGCGTGTGCAGCCAATGGCGCTCAGCTCGGTCGGCCGATCACCATACCGGCGCTGCAGATCGAGGTCAGAAAACGGGATGACGTCTGTGTCGTAGTTGTTCGCCGGGTTGTCATAGCTGACCAGCGCCCGGGTGTAACGGGTCTTCGCCGAAGCGCTGCCATAGGAGAACTTTCCGTCGATAACGTTGGACCGGGTGAAGACGTAGTCGAAGTCCTGCGCTCGCGGCATGTCTGCCTGCATCACCAACTGTCCCTGCGCCCAGTACGTCATGCCTCGGTAAATCGCCGAGATATCGCGCAGCAGCGACCAGGCATCGGCCTTCCCCTGCAGGTTCATGTCACAGAGGAAGCGTGGTTCCTGCCCGCTTAATCCGTTCGGCACCAGCTGGTCGCAGTATTGGGCGATGCGATACAGCTCCCACTTGTCGACCATGAACGGCTTGATGCGCTTGCCCAAGCCGAAGCGCTCTTCAGTGCAAATGCCGTAGGTGATCCACGCCGGGTTATTAGTCCAGGCCGATTTCATCGAGCCGTCCCACGTCCCCGTATAGGTGCGCTGAATCGGGTCATAGTTGCTCGGCACCATCCAGCGGCGAGCCTTGCACTTGACGGTGACGGCCGGGATGTTGGTGAACTGCTCAGCGTCGAACTCGATGTAGAGAAGCGCGGTATTCGGGTAGCGAAGCTTCGCGTCGATCACCTCGGTGTAGCCGGCCACCAGCATGGTGTCGGCGATCTTGTTGGTGTTCTGATTCGGAGTCAGGCGGCGCACGCGGATCTGCCAGCCGGTAGTGGCGTCCGGCAGGTCAATGCGGCGCGAGCGCTCGTAGCGCGTGGTGGTCTTGCCGTCGACAGCATCCACCAGCACCTGCTGATAGGCGCCGCCGTCGGTGGCCACATCAATGGCGTACTCCATGCGGTACCCGCCAACGTTGCCTTCGTCGTCGGACCGTTGCAGTGCCGGCCAGGCCAGTCGCATGCGCACCGCAGAAAGCTGAGTGTTAGTAATCGACCGCACCCACGCGGTATCGCTGCGCAGTTCGATGTTCAGCGATGTCTCATTCTCCACGGCCGGAATGCCGGGGATGTAGGTCTGATCCACGGAGCCCGGGCGCCAATCCCACTTCACGTTCGGGAAGTTGTAGTTGCCGCTGGAATCGCGGATTGGCGTGTTGTCCAGATAGATGTCGTAATCGGTCGGGACGCCGTCGAATTCACCCTCGCCCACGGCGATCAACAGCTTGGCCAAGTTGGTCGAGCGCAGGCTGTCGGAGGCTTCGGTTGGCGACTTCGGCTTGCTGCTGCCGCCCTTCTCGCCGCTGATGTCGATCTGTGCTGCTGCGCCCATGCTTTCCTCCAGGCATAAAAAAACCGCCTCATGGGCGGTTGATGTGTTGCTGACCTGCTTACACTTTGTCTTCAGCCAGGATCGAAGCAGAGATGATCATCCCGCCCCACCGGCGTTCGCCGATGCAGATCGGTGCCGGGTTGCCGCTGGCCGTGGTGTTCTTGGCGCTGCCGAAGGCGTAGGACGGGGAGTTTTCGGGGGATGCGCTTTGCTTCAGGCCCGTCGCTTGCGGACTCAGGAGCTGCACGACGCCACCGATTGTCAGACCAACACCGGCTGAAAAGAGACTCGGCCCAGCCCCGCCAGCAAAAAAAGAAGCCGCGATCAGCACCACCCCGATAATCGTTTGGAATACCCCTGCGCGTTTGCTTCCCGTAATTACTGGGACGATACGAATTTCGTGAGTACCTCCCAATGAGAAATCTTTCTCGCCGACGTTCTTTTTATTACGGAAAATCGCGAAACGCATGCCGCGTAGATCTAGGTCTTTGATCGCCTTATCAAAACCATCTAGCGTGCATTTCAAAGCCTTGAAGGCCTCACCAACTGACTTTGTTCCGAGTTCTCGATAATGAGTTCGCCCGAACAGTTTTGCCAGCGGCCCCGATAGTAGGATGGTTGTCATCAATGGATTGGAAGCTGTCGCCGACATAACATATTTACTCCTGACGAAAAAAAACCGCCATTTGGCGGTTTGTTGATCTAGTCGGGTCACAGACAGTCTCGGACTGCGTCCTCAATCGCTCCGCGTCCCACCATTTTTGCCCACGGCATTCTCTGATAGAGGGACACCTTGCTTCCCGAGCCGACGCTGGTTACTTCAAGCACTTCATCAGCCGAGATATCTGTTGCCACGATTAAGCGATAGCCGTTCTCAGTTTCAGACATAGTCGATGCTGAGCGGGACTCCTGCCATTTAGGCAGTACACACAAAGCGTATTGTTTAGGCGACTTCTTCGAGCTTGCGCTAATGGACGGAGGATTCTTTTTCAAATCACTCGGGGTTGAACAACCCGCCAACAGCATTGCCCCCAACGCCACTACGATAAATTTCATGCAGGTCACTCCTGTGGAAAATGGCCCACGATATCACTGCGCGTCCTTGTGGCGCAGCACCAACCGTGTTCTGTCGAGCCACGGCCCGCCGAAGACTATGACATCAGGTGCTAGTCCATACATATGGTGTAAAGAGCGGGGAAAAACCGAACGCTGCGGCATGCTCCAAACAAAAAAAGCCGCCTGAAGGCAGCCCTGTCAAAGACATTTATTCACAACTTCGGCTCGTCGGTTTTTACGCCAATCCATCAGTCCAGACGTGAAATACAATTCAACGCGGCTTCCATTTGAAGAGTTCTTAAAATCCGCAAACTCAATCTGGCCTGCGCTTACGACTGTCTTACCGCTATCAGGTAGCGGCTGTACAAAGACGTCGTAATGCGCCCCAGCTATGGACTGATTCTGCCAGCCATAGAGAACACATTCGGCCACAGTATTAGCATCTTTTTTACTGTTAAATGTTTTCCATGGCCCGTCAGCACGACGCTCGCTCATTGAGGCACAACCAGCCAACAGCGCTACCGCCAACGCTCCTACGATCAATTTCATGCAGGTCACTCCTGTGGGAAAGGATGCACTGTAGCGCGGCACTGTCCGGGCATCCAGTGTGGACGAAAGCCCAGTAGCTGGGTTGGATCCCATCGTAGTAGCGTTATGCCTCCCTTTAAAGCGGTGAACTGATCATGCCGTATTTCACGAAAGAGACGATGCAGTATTTTCTGGAAGAGACGCCGATCGCCAGCTTGCTAGGCGGTGATCTATGGGGCACGACACACGCCATTGGAGATGATGTACCCGTATCAGGCATCTATCGCTGCACTGGCTGTGGCGATGAAATCACCTCGAATCAGGGCGAGCCATTCCCGCCACAAAACACCCATCAGCACAACTCTACTACGGGTATTGGATGGAAGCTTGTTGCCCGCACGAAAACGAAGTAACCGAACCCACCACGAAAAGGAAAAGCGTATGCGGAAATTAAGGTCGATCGAAACTTTCGGGCTGAGCGTTCAAGAGATACTTAGCGAGTTCAATGAGCGGGCTGGTGAGTTTGGGGTAACTGAGGAGAATCTGGTGTCGGTGAACGTCACGACACCCTCGCGTCCGATCAAGATGCTGGGCGATGGAAAGATCAAAGAGGCCGCTGTTCAGGTAACTATCATTTACTGGAGCGACCGATGAGCCATATCAAAGCCTGCATCGAAGCCCTCCGAATGCTTGTGGATGAACTCAAGAACGCAGAAACAATCTTCGAACGCGCATCAATCTTTGCTGCCATTCGAGGCTTGGTCGAAGACCTCGAGAATGACGAAAGCCTCAATAGTTACGCTAAAGAGAAGGCTATCGGCGTGCGCTGGCACTCTGCTGCCGCGCTTGGCTTTGACGAAACCAATGGGCACTCATCCGAAGCCCACAGGGTCTGGGCGATGGGTGAGCTTAATACCCTAGAGTCTGCATACGAATAACCTCAAGCCCGGTCCCTCGGGCTCTTCCTCGGCTGTACGAACTCCCAGTAACGCCAGCCGAGATTCGGTAGTAGCGTTTCGCCCTTCATAAATCCATGGATAGAGGTAAATCAATGCTGGTGGTATCACATTACGAAATTCAAGAGACGGCCTCGCGTAGCCACCCTTGGGGCAAGACGACATACACTGAAAATGCGGGGGAATATTATAGTTTCCGCGAAAAACCTGAACTGATTCGTGAAGCGCTTGAGGACTTCAAGCCTTACGACTCGCAAAGAGCCATACAAAGCTTCTATGAGCTCCTGGAGTGGCTTAATCGAGAAGATGGTGTGCTCGAAACTAATGACTGTTTTTTTCGCCCTCCCGCCGAAAATCCAGATGATCAGTTCAAGTTCGATACAAAGACACATGGCAGAATCGAATTTTTTATCCGCAAGCTCGAAGCTAATCTCTCAGGAGATGCGATCCAATGGCTATACAGGATGGTGAGCCTCTACCTCCAAGTAGAAAGGCCCGATTTTCACTGCGCCATTTTCGATATTGCCGGGGCAGCGACGGATTACGTCGAGCTTCCCGGCGGGCACGACGAGCGTACAGGTTTGCGGCTGTGCATCTATTTCAACGCATACGGTAATGGGGATGCGGATGCTTGGGAGAATTTGAACATTACCATTCAGGGCCTCTTTAACGCGTTCAAAGGAGTAGAAAGGGCTATCCAAGGAGACTTCCTTAAATTCCCGTAGCCCGCGGGCCGTCAAATCACTGAACAGTGTCATGGCTGCATCCTGTTGCGGCTCTGCCGCCTCATGTGGTTGGTTGTACATTTTTGTGCCGGAGTATCAGGCGCGTGCGGTCGAGCCACGGCCCGCCGAAAACAATGACTTCCGATGGCCTGCCGTACAGGTGGTGCAGCAAGAACGGCCCCGGGCCGAACGTAGCGGTATCCTCGCCAGGCAGCGCCGGATCGGTGCCTAGAAAGATTCCGGCGTGGTTCGGATAAACCGTGCGACCCACTTCCATTACGATCATATCGCCACGCTGCGGCTGGTCAACGTTGTAGAAGCCGGCGGCCTCGTAGTTTGCTTCGTACAGACTGGTGTTATCTTTGCTTTCCCACCAGCCATCGGCGCGCTTGAAGGCTTCGAACTCCAGCCCCCATTCGCGCTTGTACCAGTCGGCGCAGACCTGCCAGCAGTCCCAGGCGCCGTGCACGAATGGTCGCTTGAGCAAAGGCACGTCGCCGGACGGCATGACGGTACGTAGATCACCCTCCGGCCAACTCAGGATGTGCCACGGCAGCGCGGTAGCCTCGCACATGGCGAGGTCGCGCGGTGACGGCCTGCTGGTGGCGTCCGGATGCGAATGAACTACACCAATCACCTCCCCGACGTCCTCGGCCGCTGCGTACTCCTCCGGGTCGATTCGAAACTCCTCGTTCGGCTCAGTAGAGACGTTGCGGCACGGGTAGTACTGCTGCTTTCGACCCACCGCCAGCAAAAGACCGCAGCATTCTTTCGGATACTCCGCCGCCGCGTGCACCTGGATCGCGTTCAAAATGTGTTTGCGCATATCAGCTCCGTACGATCAGCGAAACGGCCGGGAAGCCGCCGAAAGGCAGCGGGTTGCCCTCACCGAAGCGCGGGATGCAGCCCTTTCCCAGTGTGGCGTCGCACTCGTCTAATTCCGGGTTGTCGGTGACGATGCCATCCTTGGTCACGTACGGGCCGGTGTAGCCGCAGTTCGGCCCGCGGTAGCCGCCGGTGAGGCACCAGTGACACAACGTCGTGGCCTGCCGTCCAATCGACTCGTTTCCGACGTCGCCCGGGCTGGCTAGCTCCCAACTGACGTTTTCCCCGTCCTCGTTCGTTTTCTGGTCGATGTACCAGACCTCGATCGTTTCTTGGGTTGGGTCTGCCGTTGGATTGCCGGCCGGGAAGTTCGCGGCGTCGAGATATGTGCCCAGCGTATGCCGCATCGTCAGCTTGAACTCGAGCAGATCTTCGAACGCCAGACAGAGCGCAGTGATGCGCCCGTTGACGTTGCCAACCGACAGGGTAGGCCGAACCGCCGTGCCGTCGCCGTTGGCCTCGATGCCATCGATCTGCATGGGCCAGGCACTGTATTCGTTGCCCTGCCAGTAGATGGTCTTCGCCGGCAGCTGGTCGGCATTGTCGCCGGCGGCGATCAGCTCGGCCGCGGTGTGCGGGATCGAATGCCCATGAAAGCGCAGAACGTCCGCGCCATAGTCCGTGCCGTCCAATTCAAAGAGCAGCACTTCGCTGCCAGGCTCAAGCACCTGGATGTCACTGATCAGCGGCATGATTGCCCCTTATGGTTGGAATGCCCGCTCGAAAGTGGCGGTGAGTTTGAAGACCCTGCCACCCATTGCTGTGGGAGCGGGATTTTTGCAGGTGAACAGTCCGAGTTCGCCGAGCGGCGTTGTCCAGAGAAATGCCTTTGCCCCAGCGTGCCGGTCGAGGAACTCCATGATCTTCACCACCACGGCCTCCTGGCCTACGCAGGTGACCGGATACGAGTCCTCTTTGTTATTCGGGCCGTCACCGACGTTCTGCGCGTAGCCGTTTCCGAATTTCGAGGTACGCACCCGATAATTGATATCGGGCGTTTCCCCCCGCTCGGTCGGCCAGGTGAATTTCTCGATGGCCATCAGGCCCTCCCATTTGCGTTTCGGAAGCTGGTACCGCCCGCGCGCCAAGAGTCAGCGACGGCTTTCTCGGCCACGGCCTGCATTTGCGATTGCAGGTTTCTCGACAGTGCCTGCTGGTCAATCTGCATGCCTTCGGAGCCTCGATCCTGCGTCACCACCGTGACCGGTGCGCTGATGCTGATTGCAGTTCCGGAGCCACCTCCAGCCGCGAGAACACCCAACTTGCCGCTGGAAGTCCGAGTCAGCGGCATGATCGCCTCCGGCCCCGCCTCACCCATTACGCCCGCTCGGCCGCCGGCCATCCCGAAGGCGGTCGGCGTGCTGACGATGCTGTTGGTGAAGGCGCCGCCGTTGGCGAACATTTGCACACCCGACGACCAGGCACCGCCGAGCGCCTGCGGGAAGTAGGTGCTGGAGTAACCTGCCGATGACGCGCCGAGATTCGACGATGTCGCACCTGCTGATCCAGCCGCCAGCCCATTCCCGCCACCTCCGCCAGTGAAGTAACTGGTGGCCGCACCAACCAGACTGCTCAGCAACGCCGAACTGGCCTGACGGGTCGCGATCCGCGCCATATCCGCCAGAATCGACTTGGTGAAGTCAGCAAACGACAGCTTACCGGTCATAGCGAAGTTGACGACGGCGTCTTCCATCGAGCTGAAGGCATTGCCGAACAGGGTTTTCGTCTGGCCGGCAATGTTGCTCGCCGAGTCCAGGTAGTTGGCCCAGGCTGATGTTGCGCCCTTGGTCCAGTCCCCTTGAGCTTTCTCGACATCGGCGTAGTTCTGCCGGATCTGATCGGTTGCGGCCTTGTTCGCATCGGCGAGAGCCTGCGACTTACGGGCGAACTCCTCCTCCGACATATTCCGCGACGGATCGGACTTCTGGTTTGCCAGTTCCAGTGATTGCTGAGCGAACCGATCCTGCTGGCTATTCAGCTCATTGTTGAGCGCGTTCTGGCGATCGCCTT